CAACTGCTTGTTTGCCTTTGCCCGCTCCTTAGCCTCGAAGCTTAGGGCCTCGGATGCAACCAAGACGTTAAATTGATAGTCGCTTAAATGCAGTCTAGCAATTTCCGATGGCAATATCTGGTAGCGTTTGGCGATCGTGTCCAGCTCGATTAGCTTTTGCCGCGATAGCTCGGTCGTGGCGATCGTCTTATTTTTTTTTTTGAGTAGGTATAATCGAGAATATGTTTTGCCAACTCCTGGCTTAACGCCCAATCTTCTAGCACGCTATCGACGGCGACGTTATTGTCACTCTCGTCGACGCTTTTACGTGCCAGCGGCGGCGAAACAACGCCTGCCATCAAGATATCTTTAATAAAGATGCGGGATTTTTTGATCGCTTGGGCATCTTGTTTTAACTGCTTTGCGCGCTCGTCTTTTGTTTTATAGACAGAGTAAAGCTCTTGGAGAACCTTCGCCCCTTCGAGATGGTCGACGATATTGATCATGCGGATTTCAAAGACGACGCCTTTAATGCAAACTTTTTTCGTCTGGCTTAGATAGGATTTTAGATCGCGAGGCTTATCGGCCTGGAGAACAGCAGTGGCGGCGTCGATAAGCCAAGTGATCATAAACGATTCCTAAATTGCAGACATTTCATTCACAACGACAGCCTGCATGGCGTAGCCTGTCGCCGATTCGCTGCGCAAAACATCGAAGGTCACATTACTTGTTAAGATCCCATCCGGCCCAGATATATCAGGATCCCCGGCGTCTTTAATATAGAGTTTTTGAAACTGAAGGCGAATTTCCTTTTGCAGATTACTGCCGGTAATCGTTGCCGAGCGCTGATAAACAATCTCGCCGGCAAGCTCGGTCCCGGCAAGCATGGCATCATAGGCGGTGGTGGTGTCGAATCGCATCGTCGCCGACAGCTCGTAGGTTTGCACGCCGGCGGGCAAGATATCGAGCACGTCGCTACCGATGCGCCTTGATTCGGCGCCGTTTTTAAGATTGTTCATGATCTTGGCTTCAAAGCTTTGCACGTGCCAAAAACTCGACGACGTTAGACTAGCAAAGGTTGGCTCGACAGAAATACGGCCCTCAACGAAGCTCATGATATCTGCTGAGGTCGCCGTGAGAATTGATTCGAGATCGTTGCTGGTTTGCGTTGACTCGATCCCGACTAAGGATGCCGCCATCATTAAAGGCTCATCGACGGCGCCGCTAATGGTCAGTTCGTTGACTTTCATGCCGGTGTACTCAAAAACACGGCCGGCGGTTTCCTGGCCTTTTCGCAAGTTGATGCAAAGACTCGGATAGGTGTTATCAAAATTGCCAACGGCGAAGACGTGTTCAAAAGCTGATCCGCCAGTTGTTTCCCCTGTTGCCGTCGCGCTCGTCGGCGCCGCGCCAAAAGCGTTTTCCAGAAGATACATGCACGCGGTATCCTCGGGCTTAAAGTAGTATTCGAGATCACCACCGATCGCTTTGCTCAAATGCAGGCGCTTGGAATAGGTGCGCGAGTGTTCGATCTGCTCGAGGATTCGGCTATCCTGTTGCGTCTTGATGCTAGTCGATAGGAAATCAAGGCCCGCGGTGGCAGTTGTATAAGTGCCAGTGGTCGTCTCGCGACCGATTTGCAAATAGCTAAGCGCGCCTAAAACACTACCTTGTCCGACTGCCATGGCTTGCCCCTTTATCGTTACATGCTAGCTGCTACGGCATTTTTATGGTCCGTGGCGATGGCATAAATTTTCTTCTCTGCGTCACGCAATTGCGTTTGCAGGTCACTGTGCAGTCTAACTAGTTTTCGCATCAAATGACAGTCTTGCAAACGATAGCCATACTGCATCTGGCCGGCCAGGTCATCGGTGTTTTTCTTGCCCTGAAAAATACCGCCAAGGTCACAGTCGACAACATTTAAATCAAATTTTTTGACATAGCTGTTAGCCCATTTTACCGAAAACAAAAGATTGTTAGAGGTGAAGGCTAGTTCGCCGCGGTGGTTCAAAAGGTAGGCATGGCGCATATAGTTGATTTTACCGCTGCCATCGGCATTAAAAGCGTAATAATTATCTTGCCAACTATAGTCGAAGCCGATTGTAAGCAGTTTATCATAGCCAAAGAAGTTCTTTTTACCGTAGTTATCACACTGGGTTACAACGATCAGCATCGCGTTGCTAACGTTTGTCCCAGCAACGACCACGTTAGGACACTTTGTCATGGGGATAAAAATACGCTCAGTCTTGATCGAATCATTTTGGACGAAAAAATAAATATCCTTCCAGTTTCCAAGCGCAGCCCAATTTGTTTCCGCACAGATATTTCCTAAAAAAACAGTGTCGGCAAGCTTTTCGGCCCAAGGTTTTAAGTAGATATCGGGGTCGACGCTGGCATCCGAGACGATACAAAAATCGGGGATAATGCCGTGGTCAAGGCAGTGCCCGAGCGTTTTGTCGCAAACAAAAATGTCGACGTCATCTTGATACTCGCGAATAACGTCGATCTTCTTTTCAAACGAATAGCCATTTGCAATAAGAAGCGCGGCTTTGCCAACGCCCGATTGATGGTACTCGCCGATTGATTTCATTTCAAAGCGATCGGCGTGAAACTTCGCATTCGCGTGCCAGAGATCTTTCCACTGGCCGTAGCAGCGCAGCGACTGTTCCTTAATATCTTTAGCCGTCAATTGTCCCATCGATTAATACCAGACCTTGCATAAAAATGTCATAATAGCCCCGCGAATGATCGTCTGCTCGTCCCACGGTGCCGTGTGATATGAGACGTTCGTTGGATAAGACCAATTCACTGTATTGTTTAGATTTACATTAGCCCTTAAGATCTCTTCAACGTTTTCCATAAGTCTTTCGACGTTCTCGTCGCTAGCGTCTTCTTTGACCGAATCGATTAGTGGCTGCTGCACCGCCCCCGCGATAGTCAATTCGAGATCCGCGCGCCGAAGAGCGCTCGTTTGCGAACCTTTGTGCCCGATCGTCTCGATCTCAATTGACTTGTTAGCCGTGAAAATCGAGACAAAAGGAAAAGAGCCGGGATCAACGTAGATATTATCCGGGTTAACCTTTAAGACCTGTTGCACGCGAGTGCCCAAACCGCTGGATAAATCAATTGGCGATCCGGCAACATTATTTGCCGCGTCTAATATCGATTTTATCGCGCTCTTAATAGCCGCAATATTTGTGCTAGGCATGGCACTATCTCTTTTTAATCATGAATTGCAAGGTATCATCGGCGATCTTTTTCATGGCGTCCTTTGAAAGCCAAGCAAACGGCCTCGCCGGAAGGTTTTCCTCTCGACTGCCTTGATCATGGGCACGCGAATATCGAACCGGGTTAAACCAAAAAAACCCTTCGCGGGTTGCCGTGTAATTAGTCGGCTGCCATCCCGATCGCAGACGCCCTGTGTCTTGTAGGATTTTGTTACCGCCCTTGCCGATCGCCGACATGTATTGGGTGTATTGCGGCGACCAGGCTTTCCAGCTGCCGTTGGGACCTTGCTCTTTTTTAAAATGATCGAAGATGTCTGATAGAACCCGAGCCGATAAAACCCCAGCATACTGGCGCGAGCGTTGACCGATCTCTTTTTCAGACTTTAAGATATCGGCCATCATTTTCTTAACTTTGCGATCATTAAAGACTACGGATGTCATAGGCGTGCATTCTTAATGTCGGTCAGCTTTTTTGAATCGATAACCCAATTAATCGGATCGTCTTCGTCAAAAGTGGTGTGATAAGCGCTAGTGGAATTAAACACCGATGTTCCGGCTTCCGTATTCCGCTCGGTGACGTAGGATCCAGCGGTATCGAGAAGATCGCATTTGCGTTCTGTTATTTGCTTAAGCATTGTCATCGCATCGGCGATCGATTCCTTTCCGCGCTCGATAGAGGCAGGACCTCCGCGGGATATCTTTTTAAAAAAATAGCCGCTAGCTAGCATCTCAGTGATCGACGTGACAAGCGGAGGTACCGCGGTCGAGGTGTCCCAAGATCCCACGTCGTAACGTCTTGCGAGCTCACAGTTGACGGTGTTTTCAGCCCAAGTAATACATTTAGAAGCTAGAACCGAGGCAGTTGTGGTGGCGAGGTCAACCCCTGGTATTAAGGTGTCTAGCGCTGTCGTCGTCGCGTATGTGCCCAAGGGTTAACCTCATATCTTAATTTGGACCGGCGGCAGGGTAGCTATATTTATTGCCGTTGTTTAGCTTGACGATGCGCGCGTATTTTTTTTTGCCTGTTGCCGAAAGGCCTTTCAAGACGATGTCCTCGGACACTATTTTTATTTCGCGCTTTCGCGCAACCAGGTGGCGGTTTTCCCGACGCTTTTGCGCGACGCGCGCGGTTTCGAAATCGTCACTCATATCAACTCCTAAAAATACTACTCAATATCTTTAATCAAATATCCACAAAGGCTGGCAACGACTTTCACGTTGTATTTTTTGCGAACCTCAATCGCGTCGGCAATCCTCTCTTCGTCGCGCCATCGGCGAACAGCGGGGACATTTTTAAAGAAAATATAGCCGGCGCTTGGAGCCTTTGGCGACGGTCGCGCAGGTTTCCAACCCATGAACATGACGTCGCCAAGCATCGAACCTTGGCTACTAGTCGCCCCGCGATTAGAGGTATCAACTTGCGCTTTCGAAACGTGGAGTTTTTCCAAGTTGAACAGTCCGGCAATAATCGGCTCGTTCATCTCCGCGCTAGTATATTTCGTGCGATCGAGCACAGACTGGTGGTTTTTGACACCGATAAATCCCGTTCTCGAGATCACTCCATAAGTTGGCATCTTGCCCGAGTTATTCAAAATCGTCGTTGCTCCGGTGTCGACGATCGGAATCGGGTTGCTAACGGTCGTATCAATAGTCCAAGCCGCGGTCGCGGCTAAGGAAACGTTCAAAGACCAGTTGGTCGTTGTAAATAAATCGAGCGTCGATTTTTCCATACGCCGCATGATGACGTCTGTCAGCTCTTCGACGGTATCAGCGCGAAGATCGGCGACATCGTAATTATCGATATCGTCATCAGAGATATAGTCTTTGAGCGCATGGTCTTCCAGAACATAGCTAGAGTTGGAAACCTCAAAGTAGTGTTGGTTGGCAACGCCTTTGTTTGCGCGCAGTGTCGATGGGATTCGAAAGTTTTGGCTATAGACGCGGTAGAGATCGCTGTCTTTTTTCACCGGAATCATCGGGAAAATTTCACTAGCAATAAAGTCTTTGGTCGCATATCGGACGCTGATTTGGCTTAGCAGCTTATCAACGTGTAATTGATTTTGAAAAGGCATGGCAAAGCTCCATCAGTTAAAAATTAAGGAATACTCTTAAATCCTGGATTGATTAAAACTTCTGCAACCGTGCCGGTAGCCGCGACTGTTGGCCCGATTAGCGTTCCGATATATGCGCTAGGTGCGGTTGCCGCCGTAAAAGGGATCCCTCGACCAGAAGCATCCGCGGTTACCTGCGCCCCCGACGTGACCGTGTCATTAAAGTAAAGATACGCGCGCCCATTCAATTGAACAGGAATGGCTTGAGTCGTGTCTAAGACAGTGTCGATTGTAATCCCTAACGGCAAGCTCGTATTGGTATCGAGGTAGGCTACCGTATTGTTAGCAGATGAGTAGACCACTCGCTGGGCTGTCAACGTTGAGGCTACGCCAAAACTTTCGACTAATTTATCGCCGCTCATAAAACCCTCCTTTGGTCGGGCTAAGGATTAATCTTTGACAATTCTCTTATAAGCCTCGGCATACGAAACTTTGTTGTCTAAAGCGTATTTTTCGATTTTCTCATTTATTGCCGAGAAGCTATTTTTGTCTTCTTTTTTAGCATCGACTGTTTTGTCGCTTAAATTGACTGAAAAGGCTTCTTTTGCCAGTGTGAGCAGGCTTGTGATCATCTCATGAGCATCAACTTTTTTATCGCCGACGCTGTATTTTTCCTCCGATGGTAACGCCGCGGCCAACTGACGAACTAGCGGCTCCATCCCTGGGCTTATGATCTCCTTAGACTTCAACTCAATTGCGAATTTATCTAAAGCGGCGGCAGCGGCTTTTTTCCGCAGGTCAGACATTTCCGTCTCAGTTTTTTTGTTATAGTCTTTGAGATTCTCAATCTGGCTTTTTAGCTCATCGATCGTCTTTTGATAATCAGGTGCCGGATTTTTCTCTGTTTTTTCGTCTGGCATAGCGAGGTCCTTTTGTTTGATCTCATGGGAAATGACATCTGTTGACATATTACTAAGATCCGCGTCGGCGGTAAACCGCTGCTTGAAATCAGTCGGAATATCCGCAAGACTCAGGACAGCCGGAATGTCCGCACCGAGCAAGGCAACCGCCCCAAGAAAATGATCCAGTTCATGGCCTTTAAGCTTGAGTCCTTTGAACAGCTCGATGCTAACCTTGCGGTAGCGCTTTTTTTTGATCAGATCGGCGATTTTCTCAGGTATCATTGAAAAATCAGCTAACAGCTTTTTGCCTTTGATCTTTAAATTGCTAACCCAGCCGGCCGCCGGCAAGCCCTCTTTTTTCAAAAACTCCTGATCGTCGCCGTGGCCGAGTTTCAGCGGGGGCTCAAAAAATCCTTTCGTTTTCTCAAAGGAATCAACAATGCTTGCTAGCATGTCGGCGGTGATCTGATTGCCGTTCCAAACTCCCTCCTGGAATATCTCGACATCTTTAATTTCAGCCATAGCCTGTCACCTCACTGTTTAGGAAACTTGGTTTTTTGCAGCTCGCCCTCGATAAATTGATTGATTGGCTTATTGCCAACTTTTTTATCCGGCGTGAAATCTTGGGTTATTGGGATTGCCTCAAGCACACTACGACAGTTCCAGTGCAGCGGCGGGATTGGTTCATCGCCGGCGGCAAATGTTTTACCATCAAGCTCGCGACAGATATCGGTCGTGCGGTCGTCTAAGATCGCGTTGTAGCGGTACCCGTGAATCGCGTTACTCTTCTCAAAGTAATCCACGCGCCCTTTGTTCATCACTTCCGTAAACTTGGTACGAGAGTAGCGCTCGATCGACGCCGTGGAACTAGCCAGCATGCCGTTTTTAACTGAGAGGATGGCCTGGCTGATCGAATTCCCATCTTTAATTGCCTGAATGACTGCCACGCGCGCCGCTTGCGACATCTTAAACTCCCAGTCGGCGATAAAGTAATAATTCTCATCGTCGAGAAGCTTTAAAAACTCTTTGTCGACGATCGGTTTGGCAAAATCCTCTTTCGTCTCGCCGAGCTCACTCGCCGCTATCTGCCGCCCTTCGCTGTAGGTGCCTTTAAAAGCCTTGTTCAAGGCCGATCGAATTTTGGCGGTGCCTTTAAATTTGATGTCCGTGATGGCCCGCGGGTTTTCCATTACATTTTTGCGCCGAAGATCTTTTTCATATGCTAAAAAAACGTCGTCGATGATCGGCTTGAGATCGTCGACAAGGCCTTGTTCCGATTTGTCAAAGGTTTGCTTAATTAGAGCGAAATCTGTTTTCGTCGTATAAGAAACCGCCGCCGCGTAATCATCTTTTTCATCGCTGCTAGCTTCAACTTCGTTATCAGTGTCGCTGGTCTCGCTAATTTGAACCTCGCGAATCTCGCCGTCTTCGCTAGCCTCATCGGGATCGTCTTGGTCCTCCTCGACCGCGGGGTTTTCCTCACCTCGCTGAGGCTCGTCGTCAAAGTCATCGTCCGAAAACGCGGGGAAATTGATCAAATCATGGAAGTGATTGACTTGCGCCGATGTCGGCCTCCAGGCTCGCGATTTCACCGCGTCAAGCCAGATTCGGGCAGCTTCAACTAGATCCTGTTCGTCGATCGGTCGAAATTGAAACTTAGGATAATCGTCGACGATGCCGTGGTTGTAGGAAACGATTGGCGCGACTAAATGCTTGTTAATTGTTTGCTCGATTGTTTTGCGAATACGCCCTAGGTGCTTGAAAAAAATTCTCATTTGATTCTCCCCCAGAGAATAACTTCCGCCGCCGGTTTCAGTGCCCCCAATACCGATCAAATCGGGAATCAAAAGAGATCGCGCGATAAACATGTTGAACAAGTTTATTCCTTTAATAAAAGCCTCGCCATTACTGCTGGGCTCGAGAAAATCAACATGCATGAAATCCGGCGTGACTAGCGTCGATTTTGTCTGAAAACGCTTAAGCGAATCATACAGCTCTTGGCGCGCTGCCGGCGTGGCCTGAACGCCATACTTGCCGTGCGGGATCGGCGAGGCAGACTTTTCGATAAAGATCGAATACCAACGCGTGATATGTTTTTTTGCAAACCAGGCTTGATAAGCCGAGCGCAGATCGGCGCAGCCGTAAGGATTTTGAAATCGGCGCTTGTGGATCATGTGAATTAACACTTCGGCAGGAACGTCGACGCTGGTCGTTGTTCCCTGTTGTTCATAGCGAATCACGTTGCCATAGACGTCTTGATGCAACAGCCAAGGCCCCGGATGCCGATTTCTAAGATATTTTAGTCCTATTGATCCGTCTTCTGGGCGCTTTTTGAAAACTTTTTCCGTTATTGAAAATCCAAAGTCCAAGTGTGAGGCCATCTCTTCGATCATTTCCTCAAATGGATATTCAGGGTCTTCTTTAAACGCCCTCTCAAGATCCGCCTTAATGTCTTCCTGGTCGCTGTCTTGACAAACAAAATCAAAGCCCGATCCTATAATCAGATCCTTTTTTAAAGACACCGCCGCCGAGACTTGATCGTCTTTGAGCATGTCTTCGTAGATCGAGTAGTCTTGATTTTTTTGGATGAGATCGTCGGGATTCCAAGGATTATAAAAGCTATCGGGATCGAGCGGGGCTTCGCGAACCGTTTTTTCCGTGGCGAAATTTTTCTGGTAGTCGCTATAACCGTTAGCCGAAAAGACAAATTCTTTGCGCATCACAGGCCTCTCTCTTTAGACGAGAATCGAACTGCCAATATTGTCGTATAGTTCGATCTTTTTGGAAACCGTCATTAAAACCTGAAGCCCGATCGCGGTTGCCATGACGCCGTCGTCGTGTTTGCCATCGGCGGCTTGAATTTTTCCGTTTTTATTCACAAGAGTCAGCATCTCGCGCAAAGTGACCTTCGATCTAATTTCCAGAAAGCCGTCTTCCACCGCGTCGATAAACTGATTGAGCATAATCGGCCGATTGATCGAGGTTGTGAGCCAACCCGGCTCTCCTTCCTTCTCGTGATAAAGATTCGGGTAGCGCTTGTGATCAAATAGCTCTTGGAGGACCGCGTGGCCGTGGTTATTTTTTTCCACCACGAGCAAAGGCCGGCGGTTTCCTTTTGAGTAATAGTGACAGATATCAAAAAGATCCCGCGCAAATTGAATCGGCTTAACTTTGCTATGATAAAAAGCCGCTTCGCTTTGGTTTTGCACGTTGATGACCGTCGCAGCACAAAAATCGCCGCCAGCAAGCCCCTGTGCGGTATCAGCGGCGATAATATAGTCGATGCCGTTTTCCGGTAGATCAAAAACCGTCAGCTGATCGATGATCGTCTTTGGCTCGGGCAGGTCGTTGATTAATTGAGTGATGATTTGGCCATCGCAAACAATACGCCCCGACATTAAAAAACAGCTAGCGTCGTCTTCCGGGTATTCTTGCGCAAATTTATCGCGAAGATCTTTTTTCTTTTGCCGCCGAAACTCAATCTGTGCCTGGCTTAGCAGCAGGCCGTAGTGCTTATATGCATATTTGTTAAGCTTTTTTTCCTGCGTGTTTAACTCGGTTATCTGATCGGTTTCGATCCGATATTCTTTTTGGATAAACCAAGGAAAGAAAAATTTTTTATACGTAGATTCTGGATCAACCCAAGTCTCGTAGAAAAAGTTGCCAATACCGTTTGCCGTCGATTCAAGCGTAATCCTGCCGTCGAGAGGAACCGCTTGTGACGTTGAAATAAACCGTTCTTCATCCATGAAAGCGGCTTCCGAGCAATGAAGCCAGTTGATGGTGTCTCCGCGGGATTCTAAGTCGCAATAAATCAGGCTATTGGTATCGGGAAAATACATTTCGTATTTGCTGCCGCCCCCTCGCGACAGCCTCGGCTTAAAAGACGGATGCAGATATTTGTAGGCGCGGCGAACGACGCGAAATATCTTTTTAATAGCGTCGTTTTCGTGGGCTAAAATGGTATTTGTAACATTACGATTAAAGACCGTGTTATCAAACATTTTGAGGATTTCATTAGTCGTAATGCCGTGCTGTCGGGCTTTTAAGACTATTTTTTTTCGCGCCTTCGATGCGTTTAAACGCTTTTGAATCGGGTTTTCTCGAAAAGTTATGACTTGGGATTTTTTGTCGACGATCTTGTATAGGTGATTCAGCCGCCATCGCGAGCTGGCCATGTTGCGGCGCAGCTGTTCGATCTTAGTCACTGCTGAAATCGTCGGTTCCGTAAGATTCAATATATTCAACCCAAGTCAAATTTGTCCCGCCCTCGTCAACGCTCTTATATGTTTGCGCGGTCTGTGTTTTGACCGGCCCAATGATTCGATCAAGCAAAAACTGCAAGGATTTTATATCGCCTGAATCAATAGCCTTGACGACTATCCTTGCAAGCCATACCTCGATTGTCGAGCTTTGCTTATTGTTTGCCATTTGCATAACTTCAGATGGCGATAAAAAAAACAGCTCGTTAACTTTACTTTCAAAGAGATCTCGGGTTAACCGTTTTATCTCTTTAAGCTCACAGCTAACGATATCGCTACTAGTGCTTGTTTTTTGATCACTCATTGCCAATTAATCGCCACATGAAAAAGCCTAAAAAAAATACAATAACCATCAGGCTTGAGGCGCTAGCTTATGCCGCATTGGAATCAAAAGCTAACAAACTTGGGCTAACTTTGAGAGACTTTTGTCGATTAATTTTTAATCAATATGTCGCCAGCTATTGCCAGGACGAAATAAGACGCCGCGCCCTAAAAAGCTCAGCTACTGACAAAACCAATACTTAAATAGATCGGGACAGAGTTTTTCTGTAATCTCTCTTTTGATATCCGTTCGCTTTCGCTGAT